TCACTTGCTGGATTCCTGCCCTGAGGGCGAAATAATCCGATCGAGCAGCTGGATCAAGTTCGGCGCGGGCTCCATTACCCATGCCGGTGCCGGCTCCGGGGTCGGGCACTCCACCGCCAGCGGCGGGGCAGGCTGCAGTGACGTGCAGCCACTTGCGGCCAGCATCCACGTCAGCGCGCAAGCGGTCATCCTGTACTTGGGCATTTCGCATCCCTCCATAGGCGGCCCACTCGGCCCGCGCGTTTTTCTCATTGATATTGGCGACCGCGGCGTGTCGCCTCTCCAGAATTTCGCGCGCTTGGCGCTGACCATCCGCCACCTTCTCGGCCTGATCCGCTCGGTTGTTTGCGAGCCGCTCACCCAAGCGCCAGCCCTGCACTCCCCAGCCCAACACCGCGCCCACAAGCGCTGCTACGGCATAGCCGCGCCAGCCCGACAGCGCGCCGACCGCCCGCGTCACCGCGCTCACGGCCCTACCCCAGCCGCAGCTTGGCGGTACAGCTCCGGCCAGGTCCGCGGGTGAGGCTTGCCCGGACGCCAGGTCCGCAGATACAGCGCCCAGGCTGCGTCAGCATCCCCGACCCCGGGCAACGCCTTGGGGTCAGTCCATAGCAGCAGCCGCGCGACGCCGGCAGCCAGCACATCGTCGTATTCCAGCGCTGCGTAAATCGCGTCAGGGTCGAATGCCACGCTGCGGGCCTCACACAATGCCGCCAGGTTGCCCTTGCTCGCCGGGTGCAGGCATACGCCCCACACGCCGCCGCGGCTGGCGCGAGTGCCCTTCTCAAACTGCCAGAAGCCGCGCGCAGGGCCGCCAATCTGGCGCCGGTGCACAAAGCGGCTTTCCTGCAGGCCGATTGCCAGCAACATGACGCGCGCTGCCGCCGAGTCCATATTCGCGGGCAGCAACGCCAGCGCCGGTTCGATACCCGTTTTGATGATCTCAGAGGGGTTCATGGCTTCGGTGTCCTGATGTGCTTGGCCGTCACGGCGGCCACATAGAAGGCGGCCGAAGCGGCGAGCGCGGCATCGCCGGCGCTGGCCCAGCCGGCCACGAAGATGCGGCATGCCGCACCGGTTGCGGTAAGGCAGACGGCTGCCAAACCGACGCGCTCCAGCGTCGTGTCATTGATCGACTTAGAGAACACCGCCAGCACGGCGCCGCCAGCGACCACAAGCCAGCAGATGAATGCCAACACTGCCCACAACGTCAGATAAATGGTGCTGTCCATGTCATGCCCCTTTACCGCGCACGCGGTCAATGACGGCCTGCCAAAGCGCGGAAATAGGCACGGCCTGTACCGCCTCCCATGCGCGCGAGACGATGGCCATGCCGAACATGCCCATCAAGAACCCGGCCAACCCCTCGGGGATACCCAGCACCAGCGACAGGTACGGAGAGGCGTAATAGGCGACCAGCGACCCGCTGACGGCCATGCTGACGCGCGCTGGCCAGGAACCTTGCAGGTAGCGCATGGATACCGCCGCGCCCAGCACGCCGGCGAACTTGGCCGCAAAGGCGTCGAAATCTTGGATGTTCAATCGCGTCCCCTACAGACGAAAAAAAGCCCGCATCAGCGGGCGTTAACTAGTTTTGGTACATGGTGAGGACGGAGCGTTGCGTCCAGCGCCCGCCTCTCCATTGCGCTCACGACCTTTGTTGTCGCGCGGATCGTTGCGGCGGCGCTCGAACCGGTCAAAAGGTTGGCAATTCGAATCTCGCGCGATGTATCCAGCGCAACCATGTCGCTAACATCCGCCGGCCGACCGGGGAGTCTCGCCGGTGCTCCTGACTAAGCCGTGATCGGGCCGGGCTCCCTCGGCCATTCGAGGCCGCTTGCGTTGACGTTTAGACGATTAAGTGCCACCCGGTACAGCTTCCATTGCAGGAGCAGATCGAGCTCGGCTTCCGTAGCGACACCCGTGTCCTCCGCGTCTTGCAAAGGCGCAATCCTGAGCGCCGCCTTGCTTAGCCTTACGTCCCGCTCGCTGGAATTGGCCCGCGCAATCTCGTCTGAGGTCGGAGATGGCAGAAACTCGCAGACAGGTCTTCCATCCATCCCCGCAACCACAAATTGCCCCCTCCCTGGAGCAGCCATACAGTGCTGATACGTAACCGCGTCGATTTCTACCAGGTCGAGCGGTAGGGCGTCACGCGAAGCGTAGGCGTCGAGCAATCCTTCCTGATAGAAACCACCGGCTTTCGCTGAGTAAAAGGTCTTCATAGCTTGCCCCATGCTTCCCATGCGATTGCGCGCGCGGAGTTGACCGTGCCCCCGGCGGCGGTCGCCGAGTATGTAAACACCTTGAACTGGTTTCCGATCAAATCAGACGTTTCTGCCCATGCGGCCACCGGGGATGATGCCTGACCGCCCACGCAAACGGCCGAGGGTTGACCGATAATCCCCCCGGGAAACGCCATCGGCAAAGTGATCGTGTAGCCAGAATATCCTGATGTGAATCCGTACTGCCGTATCAGACCACCGGGGAAAATCTGGAAGCCAACGTCCCTGCCCAGCGACTGATTCGTGCCTTTAAAGGCGTCATCGAGCTTCTTCGGCGTCAGCGCCGTCGCATCATCAATTAACCCTTGCGACTGGGAAACCGTCGCCAGCTTGAGAATGCCAGCCGTTGATTCCGCCGCATCCGGTAGGGCTAGCGCATGCGTGTGACTGGTGGCTTGCACGGCATTAGCGGTGCTAGCCGTGATCGTGCCGGGGACTCCCAACGCAAACGATCGATTCGCAGCTAAGTTACCCCCACCTGTTAAGCCGTTTCCGGCCGTCAGGTTCAGCGTGGCAGGCGCAGCCCCGATATCTGAGAGCACCTCGGCCGGCGTGCGTGAAGCCAGCGCACCGGTACCCGCTCCCGTCAGATAGGAGCCGGCCGCCACCGTCGCCACGCCCGTGCCGCCCCGCGCCACCGACAAGGTTCCGGTATTGGCCTTGGACACGTCCAGCGCCGTTACGTTAAGCGCGACGTTCCCGGAGCCATCAAAACTCACGCCGCCGGCCGTCGCCCCGCCAGTGACGGAGAACAAGCGCGCCGTGGCCAGCTTCGTCGCGGTAGCCGCATTGCCCAACGCCACCTCGCCGGCGGCCGACACTCGGCCTTTCGCATCGACGGTGAAGGTGGGCACCGCGTTGGCGTTGCCGTAGTTGCCCGCCGTGACGCCGCTCGCGGC